ATCAGGGGCAACAACTGCTGAAACTGTCTTGCAAAATAATATTAACAATACTTTAAATAATATTAAATCTGCAACTGCTAGCTACGATTTATCACAAAGGTTTAATAAATACGTCTTGCAGTCGGGGCAAAACATACAAGCTTTCGCATTTGCATCAGATTTAGGATATGATAATGCATCATCCCAAGATGGGGAGTCTATAGACAGTAATATAAGAGAAAGTAGGGTTAGTGAAGTTATATCTGAAACATCGGATTCATCAACCAATTTAAAAGAATTAGCAACATGGACTAAAAATTTATCTATTGCACGATCAACCCAATATAGCTGCACAGTTCAAGGCTATTATAGTGATAAATCTAACACAACACTATGGCAACCAAATATGCTAGTACAAGTATCCGATGACTTTGCGGACATTAATGCAATATTACTAATTAAATCAGTTGAATATAATCTAGATTTAAATGCAGGCTCAACTACCACATTAACACTTGTTGATAAGAGTGCCTATACATTACAGGCTAAGATTGATTCAGCTACTGAAAAAGCAAATAAAAAAGGCATTGCATTTTTAGAATTTACAGGTGATCAGTAATGAAAATAATAACTTTTATTAGAAATTTAATAAAGCGTGGCGTTGTTACAAAGAAAACACCCGACAGTGGCCAATTTTCTGTTGCACAAGTTAAGTGGTTAACTGGAAAAACTGGCAATGTTGAGGTTATACATCCTTATGGTTTTTCATCTTACGCGCCAGTGGGGTCGTTAGCTTTAATGTTTAACGTTATGGGACATGAGGAAAATAGGGCAGCAATTATAAATGACCCAAAGCGTCGTTTTAAGGATTTGAAAGAAGGCGAAATTGCCATTGGTAATTTTCTTACTCGGTCATATGTTAAATTTAAAGAAAACGGCGATATTGAAGTAATAAGTACTAATAACAGGTCGGTTACAATAGCTGGTAATGATAGTATAGTTATAGGTGGGGATTGCAATATTACAACAACTGGCAATACTACCGTAACAACTACGGGCAACACTACCATTGATAGCACGGGTAATATGAGTGCTACAATAGGTGGCACTCTAACAGCAAATGTAACTGGCAATACTAATTTAACAACGCCCGTTGCTACAGTTACTGGCGCATTGCGTGTTACGGGCGAAATAACAGCATTTTATGGATTAGTAAATCAAATTAGTTTCACTAATATTAAAAACACATATAATACACACACTCATGATGAGAATGATAATGCACCTAGCCCAACCGATGCGCCTAATGAACAATTACCATAGGATTATAAAATGGCCACAGATATAAAATTAGAACAAGATACAACAACTAATTTATTTGATATTAGCTTCACGAATGGAGATTTTACCACAGTTGATAGCTTTGACACTTCATTGCAAGTATCATTATTTGCCGATGCTAGAGCGACTGAAAGCCAGATGCCACGATCTGAATTGAGGCGAGGGTGGTGGGGGAATCAATTTGATTCTGACTTTCCATTGTATGAATTGGGTTCTAAATTATGGCTGCTAGATCAATCACGAAGAACGCAAGCCACCTTAAATAATGCTGTTGATTTTACTAGAAATGCTTTACAATGGTTAATTGATAAAGGGCATGTGCAAGATGTGGATGTAACGGCATCTTTTATTGAGAATGGTATTCAATTAGCTATTACTATAAATAGAGGTAATAGTATTGTTGATACAAAATATTATGATTTATGGAACAACACGGGGTTATAATGGCATTTAACATTCCAAATTCACAACAGCAGGTAATTGATAGAGCCTCAACTGATGTGCAACAGGCGCTACCTACTACTAATCCGTTTTTTAGAAATAGTTTTTTAGGTGCTATTATATATGCATTTTCTGGTCGTATATATGATTTTTATTTGCAACTTAATATTTTAATACAAGAGTTGTTTGTTGACACTGCTACTAATTCATTTTTAGAGCGATGGGGAACTTATAAAGGAATAACCAGAAATGCAGCGACAAGATCAACCGGGTCAATAACGGCAACAGGAACGTTAACAACTATTATTCCAATATCCACGCAATTAAGTGATGCAGATGGTGATTTATTTGAAACTACAGCATCAGCAACTATAACTGCCACTTCCGTATCAATTAGCAGTATGACGCGATCAGGGGCGACTGTGACAGTTACAACTACTAATACTCATTCATTTGCTTCAAGTCAGGATGTTACAATAGCTGGTGCAAATGAAACTGACTATAACGGCGATCAAGCAATAACCGTAACTGGTAGTGATACATTTACATTTACCATAAGCACAACCCCAACTAGTCCGGCCACTGGTACTGTTACAGCATCTGCTAATCAAGCCACATTAAGCGTTCAATCAGTGGAGTTTGGAAGCGCATACAATTTAGACAACGGCACTCAATTAACATTCGGAACACCCATATCAGGTATTGATGATACTGCTATTGTGCAATTTAGCGAAGTGGCTGGTGGAACTGATTTAGAAGATGACGTGGACTTAAGAGCTAGAGTAATAGATATTTATCAAAATCCTATATCTCACTTTAATAAAAATGATATAGAGGCAAAAGCTAAGTCCGTAGCTGGCATTACTCGCGTATTTATATATGCTAGTGGCGAATCATATGGTACGACATTATCGGTTAGCAGTATAACAAGAGACGGTGATGTAGCAACCGCAACCACGGCATCAGCTCATAATCTCGAAGATTGTATGAATATTACAATAGCTGGCGCAAATGAAACTGACTATAATAAAACAGCACGTATATTAGTACTATCAACTACATCTTTTTGTTATTTTGTAGATAACACCCCAACTAGTCCGGCCACCGGTACTGTTACAGCATCGCCTAGTGTGCCACTAGGTCAGGCTATTGTTTATTTAATGCGTGATAACGATGTGGATTCACCAGTGCCTAGCACAAGTGAGATATCAACTGCAACTACAACCTTACGCACCATACAGCCAGCAAATACAGCTAATGTTGATTTTATTATAAAAGCTCCAACCCCAGTTACAGTTGATTTTACATTCACTGATTTATCTCCAAATACTAGCACTATGCAAGCAGCTGTAACCGCAAATTTACAAGCTTTATTTAAAGAAGGTACTAGCGTAGGTACGGATTTAAAAGAGTTTGCATATAATTCAGCTATATATCAAACTATAGATAATGAAACTGCAGATGTAATAACTAACTTCACACTATCCGCGCCAAGTGGTGATGTAACAATAGGAGTAGGTGAAATTGCAGTACTTGGAACAATAACATACCCATAATAAAATGACAAAATTATTTAAAAGTATAACACTATCACAACAAGCAAAAGGATTAGCTGCTTTCTTTCCACAGGGGAAGGTTTTTGCTAATATAAATATTCCATCGTCTAATATGGGTAAATTTATTGAGGCTTTGGCCGCTGAGATAAAGAAAACTTACGATGCAATGAATACATTATCAGATGATTATGATTTATTAGTAACTGATGAATTGTTGCCGCAATGGGAATCTTCACTAAACATACCAGATGGATGTTTTCAAGCTAATGGTGATAAAGCGGAAAGGCGATTACACGTTCTTTTAAAGTTTGCAAAAATGAATGTGCAAACAGCGCCACAAATGGCGCAATTGGCTGTGGCGCTTGGCTTTGCTGATGTAACTATACAGCCATTAAGGGAGATGGCTTTGCCGCCTTATAATGTGCCCTTCTTTCCATCGTCATCGCCATCATCTCGCTATGTAATTGTAGTATTTGCAACAAACGCAGTAACTGATATACCACCTTATGACGTGCCATTCACGCCTGCTGCTGATAATACTAGTTTGCTTAAATGCATATTTGATGTGATTAAGCCAGCAAATGTACAGGTTATTTACGGAAATTATTAAAATTATATAATATGATTAAGGGTTATAAAAATATCATCTTTCATATTTTTATATTTATAGTATAATAGTTAAAAAATTAAGGATGTTATAAACATGGGTATTAAAAATTCGGTTTTTGTTGATAATAGTACGCCACAATGTGATGCGGATTTTTTAAATTCCGTAAGATCAGAAATTAATAATATAATAACTAACACCGGCCAAACAGCCGCTACATCTAATTTAAATCAGCTTGGCATTGCATCTGCCATTTATGCATCTGGCGGCGATTTCTATACTGACTCCGGTGCTGCTGATGCTTATGTCTTATCTGCAATTGGTTCAAAATCAGCTCCTACTTCTTATTTTACTGGTATGCGCGTTAGGTTCGTTGTTGGTGCCTCCAATACAGGGGCGTCCACTGTAAATGTCGCATCCCTTGGGGTAAAGAATATTAAAGGGCGCGATGGCTCTACTGACCCTGGCGCTGGTGATTTAGCTGTAAGTCAAATAGTAGACTTAACATATGACGGTACTAACTTTGTTATCTCAGCTGGCGTTCCATATACCGCTGATATCATGCCAATTGGAACTATGCTAGATTACGCTGGAACATCAGCACCTTCTGGATTTTTATTATGCTATGGCCAAGAAGTTAGCAGATCAACTTATGCAAATTTATTTAGTGCAATTGGAACTGCATTTGGTGTGGGGGATGGATCTTCAACATTTAATATTCCTGATTGTAGGGGGCGTACGAAGGTTGGGTTGGATAACCTTGGCGGGTCATCTGCTGACAGAATAACAAGCGCAAATGCCGATAGCTTAAACAACACTGGATTCGGTAGTGAAACAGACGCTGGTACAAATGGCACAACTGGCTCTCATACGTTAACTGTTAGCCAGATCCCAGCGCATACACATGCTGTAAATGATGGAACACCGGCCTCTGGCACGGAAAGAACCTATTCATCAACTGGCAGCAGTGGTGAACAGGTGGAAACAACTACATCCACTGGCGGTGGCACTGGACATACGCATCCAGGCTCCACCTGGACAGGTACAACAGGAGCAAATGCGCAGCCATCTATTGCAGTCGGTGTGATTATAAAAATTTAATTATATTTTAATATATAAGTATATTAGAGGCGATTAATATGGATTTAACCTTAACAAGATTGTACCAAGGTGATGATTGTATAATTGGTGTTTTAATGCATGACAAACATTTTTTGTGCTTTACGCTTGAAAATCCTTGGTTAAGTAATGCCGTAGATATTTCATGCATACCCGAAGGTCATTATAGCTGTTCTCCGCATAATGGTAGTAAATATAAAGAAGTATGGAAGCTTAGTGATGTAGAAAATAGAAGTAATATATTAATTCATTGGGGGAATGTAGAGCGCCATACGCAAGGCTGTATTCTGGTTGGTGACAAGATAGGCTCGCTATCTGGTGAAAAAGCTGTTTTAAATTCTAGAATGACAATAAATATATTAAGAGACTACATAGGAATAAATAATCATTTTAATTTAACAATAAAAAGTTTGTAGGTTGCTATTATGGGAATAGGTAAGTTTTTTGGAGTGAGTAAAGAGGTATCAGAACCAATTAATGCAATAGGAAATGCATTTGATAAACTATTTACCTCAGACGAGGAGAGGTTAACTCGTGCTGAAGTAATGGAAAAAATAAAACAAAACCCCACGCTTTGGCAATCAACACTAGATAAACTAAATGCAACAAGTAACATACCATTTGTTCAAATGGCTAGACCAACGTGTGTTTATGTTGCAGCAATTAATGCGCTACAATTAGGTGTGGCAGTAGTATGGTTAAATAAACATACTATACCTGATTGGTACGTTACAATGACTACGACAGGGTTTTTAGGTGCTTTGGGTATATACGGATCATTGCGTTCACTTGAAAAAATTGCGAAACTAAAATGAAATATGATAAAATAGGCAATTGGTATAGACTGTTAGAAGACTACACTTACGAGACCAATATAAATCTTCCTATGCCATTAATGCTACCATTTGCATTTATTACGGACACTGGAGTTGTTACTTTGCACCGTGGGTTTTGTTGGGATGGAGCTAGTGGAGCTTTTGATACTGACAATGTATTAGCGGCTTCAGCAGTTCATGACTTTTTTTGTAATTTATATAACGCTAAGTTAATAGATAAAACGCTACGTAAACAAGCTGATAAGTTGTTTAAAGAGCATTTAAAGCAGTCTAAAGTAAGTAAGTTTAGGCGATCTTATATGTACGCTGTGGTTAGAAGGTTTTTTGAATTATTCCATTAATATATTAAACCACTTGTGGAGAAATAGCATTTCACTCTACATTATCTTTATCCCTTGATAGGGCTTGCTTAATTAGCACCAAGTTAGCATTTGTCTCTATTACATTTTGGTTCGCAACTTCTATAATCTTTTCCAACTCTTTAATCCTCGCTTGAGCTTCTGTAAGAGCTTTAGCTTGGTCTGCTATTTTAACAATTGCCCTTCCTATCGCCTCCGCATCATCTTCTTCAAACTCTAACCAATCTTTTATACCCCTTAACTTCTCATCTAACGTCATTTTTTCTCCTCAACCCTTAATGTAACCGTTATATTTCTATTTTTATTCTTAGAGATTACCTGCACTTCTTCTACAGGATCTTTAAAGCGTCCTAATTTTAATTCCAACTCTTCCATAAAAACCCACATTACCCTTTCTACATCAAGATCTCGTGAGTTAGAATCACATTCTATATGCTCTTGAAATTCATCTAACGTCATTTTACATATCTCCAATAATATCCATTATAATTTTATTTGCTGCTCCGTAATCACAAGATTCAAGATAACCATCCTCGTCCAGCTCACCTTCAACGCATTTATTTTTTACTAAATGTATGTATATAACCGTCTGCCAATCGCTATTACCTAATGGTCTTTTTCCTGAAAAACACTCACCTTCGCGCCATAACTCACGCATACATTGCTGTAAATATTCTTTAATAGTAACTTCACCATTTAGATCATGAGTGTAGAATTTTAGCTTTTTTATTTTTCTTAACGTCATTTATTTTATCTCCTTTATACGCCAATTAGCTTGTAAACTATCACCCACTTTTACATAACCCTTGATTGCATCTGTATAATAAGAATCATCATTAAACACGCTACAAGCAGCAACTACACTTTCAGGCCAATTACCTAAAGCAAAATCATTCCAGGTTTTAGTAGGAGGTTCCGATATACCACTAACGTCAACCTCCAACTTACCTGGGTATGCATCTATGAATTTATCAAACTCTTCTTTTGTTACTTTTTTCATAACTATATCTCCATATTAGCTTCATAAATTAGAACATCTTCAAGTGTCACTGGTCTTTGATTAGGATATCTATAATCCCTTTCAGCACATACCACCTGCTTAACACCACAAGTTTCACATTCTTCTTGCCATATACCTACTGCTTTATCTTTTGGTATTAGCCCTTTTTCTTGTGCGCATTTACTACATATGGTTGTCATTTATCTATCTCCTTAAGGGTGTTTTGCTCTTTAAAAACCTCTTTACAACAAGCATAGGAATAGTCATCACCAAGCACGACATAAAAAACACAGTCTTCTTTCATGTATCTACCGCTATCATCTGATACACAATACACGTACCTCTCCTCGCTAGTTATGTTATTGACGTATATACGCCCCAGCTGTATATCTTCACTCATGTCATTCTCCTGCTATTGTTATAATAGTCATTATTATGCTGATAGGTTTCTTTTTCCCTAGTGTTCCACCTTTTAATTGCAACTTTAGCACAGCTATTTTCATTACTACCTAACCAAGTGCATGGATTTATTGGACATTTTTTATTAATGCAACTTATTATAGGCACACTAAAAGTTATCCTTGTATCAGGCTCTTTACCACAAAATGGGCAGTTAAGTATTTTGTCTTCACCTTGCATCTTATTTTCCTTTATTATATTTATCTGTTAATTGCATCTTTAGCAGCTCCAACCCATCATGCTGAAAAATGTACTCAATCTTTTTTGCTAACTCTATAGACAAATCAGCATTGCCATTTAATACTCTAGATAGGTTAACCCTTCCTGCATCCAACATGGTTGCTGCTTTTGTTACACTAATAGACCCATGTATGCCATTAAGTATCACAGCCCTAAGTCTACTTGCATTGTCGTATCGTGCCTCTTCATCACTTGGCATATTCTTTTCCTTTATTTAGATTACTGTTTAACCTTTAATTCCAAGGCCATGTCCATTACCTGTTATTGTAGTTTCAACTACAAGCATTTCTCTTGCGTCCATTTTTAATGATCCGCTAATATTCATCCTATAACACACAGATTTTCCCAATAAACACCACCAAGCAGCCTTTAATCTATTTCTCATACATCCTCCTTATCTATTACCTTGTTAAGCTCGGTAAGTGCTTCTTCGGTTTTATTAAGAATACTATATAAAACACCGTCATAACAAAGCATCGGGTTCTCATCAAGTATACCTTCTAAACACCCTTTCACCTTCAATAGTGATTCTTTATCTGTCATCGCAATAATCCTCTCTAACTTCCTTTAAAAAACCTCTAGCAACCCTAATCGAGTCTTGTATAGAAGCCTCACCGTTACATGGTGTTTTACTTACATCATAGATTGCATCGATAAGAGTATGTGTAACATCTACCATCTCTCTTAAATTATCTAAGCTATCCTTATCAGCAGCAGCACAACCAACAGGCTCTATATTACCTACTACTTTTTTTACTATTCGGCTCATACTGTGTTTTTTCAACAGCGATTCTTTATCTGTCATTTTATAAAATCCTTACATTCTAGTATATCGTGACTCTTTAGGTATATGTTTATATAGTGGTGTTTACTGATAAAGTACCCTACAGTGATAACCATAATAAATACAAAAACTGCTACCACCAGGGCGCTTGCTTCATCATTCATCTAATACAACCCCTCACTAAATAATTCGGTATCACTACCGTTTCTATCTGCATTAAATGGCTGCCCATTATCCTGCACTATTTTATAAGCTTCTTCACGGGTATGAAACCTACCCCAGTGATCTATAAAACCTTGCTCCCATTCGTAAGGCCTTACTTTCTCACCTGGATCAAAATAATTATGCATAATCTTATCCCAATGCCTTGCGCTGCATACTATCTCCTCTTGATATTTTCTATGCCTCATAGCTGCACACACTATCCAAGGTTTAACGTCTTTTGGCGGTTGCCATTCTTTATCTGTCATTTAATAAACCCTCGATTTTCTTTATTAGCTTTTCATACTTCTCTTGGTATTCCTGCATTTCCAGAAAACGCTCTGCTGCGTTACCCTTAAGTATATAAGTATCTTCATTACGCCCTGCTGCACGAAATCTTACTACTAACTCATCTAATCCATCCTTTGTTTTTGTTATTGCTTTTAGTTTTTCTAGATACATTGACCTATATTCATCGCCTTGAGGCTCCCAAATGCCCTTATATTTTTCGGATGGTCGCATTATATCTGTCGGCCTCTCCCTTTTAGAAAGAAAACTAAAACCGCTAGTTGTGTGCCTAAGCCACGTTTTCTCTCTGCCAGAACTACATATTATTGGCTCCGAAGCCCACAACAAGCTACTTAGAACAGGCCAGGGTTCAATATCGATATCCATCACGTGGACTAAAGATTTATTACGCAATTCATACACAAAAAACTCTTTAATCTCATGGCCTTCTACTGTTTTATATTCTGTCATTTTTCTACTTCCTGTATTCACTCATACGAGCTTTATGCATGTCACCTTCATAACCAGATTGGCATATAGCTATTGTAAATATAACGCCTATTAACACACCCACTAAAATACAATCTTTAATTTTCATATAATGCCCCATGTTAAAACTCTCCACTAACTAATGGCCAAGCCTGAACTTTAGATAATTTATATTTATTTAATCTTGTTAACCTATATTCCTTCGATTCCATGTGCTTTAGAATTTTTTCTAATTTATTAATAAATGCAAAACACGAAATAGAACTTAACACTATCAGTAAAAACATAATATACAATATAAACATAGTAATTCCTCCTACTTTCTATTATAATATAAGTATAAGGGATTCTATTATAGTGTGTCAACTATTAAATAAAATTAATTTAATCTAGTTGAAATTAGAGGAGCTGATGGAGTTAGTGCGATGGGCTCGCCAGCTATGGATGCTACGCTACTGCATCGGCAATTTATAGTATTGCCTATAGACGCACCTAACGACATATCGCCAGGGAACTTTAACATCTCACCGCCAACCATATATGGCCTCCCCTGCTTTACTTCTTGCCTATCTGCGGCAACATGCGCCGGCCTAGTGCGCTCATCTAATGTGGTATTCCATGTGTTAATTAGTGCCTGTCCTGTTTGTGCTAATTGACTGGCAAAAGCATCACTTTCAATGTTTTTTACACGCTCTGCCGTCATATTAGTTTCAGTTATAGCAATAGTATCAACTCGCGCCCCCGTCCTATCAGTAAATTGTTTTTGTATTTCTTTACCAATTTGCAATTGTGATAAAGGAGTATCGGAAAGTGCTGAATTAAGTAAAACAGATGACATTATTTGTTGCAATTCTTTTGTGGTAGTGCCAAGTATTATGGCCGCTTGTGATGCGCTTTGACTTGTTATAAAGTTAATAATCTCATTATCAATAACCTCTTGCCCCTGCTTTACTTCAAGTGCAAGTCCGGCTTGTTTAGCCTCTTTTTGAATTTCTTTATAAAATGCTTTTGCAACAGCCCTATAATGCTGTTTAAGCAGGACAGCCAGCTCGAATTCAAAAGATGAAAGTGTTGGTATGTTGCCAGTTGCGCCCCAAATCACATTTATATCACGGCCTATTTGCTTAAAAAAGCGCGTGAGCTTTGGTTTAAACTGCTTTTCTAACTTTAGCTTACGTGCTAGTTGTGATGCTGCTATTTTATCTTGTCGGGATGCCATTTTTTCTTTTTCTAGCTTTTAATTTACGTCTTTCTTTTCGATTTACTGGAATACTATCATCCTGTCGCTGCATATGCCAGATTGCTTTACAAGGCTCTATATCAGCAGTTGACACGCAGGTGCAATCCTTATCCATTGTATTGTTTATAATCATTTACATTCCCTTGTTACAACAATTCTTGCGGTATATTAGGCAAATCATTGTATATTCTATTACATTTATTTTCATAGAGCACCCTATATATTTCTTAGATATTATTATAGCACAATATATACTATACTTTCAAATATGCAAAGTAGAGTTCAGCTTTTCAAAAGCTAAGCTTCCATTACATCGTCACAAGCGCTTACTAGTGATTCACTGCCGTCATATTCACTTACTCTAAATACAGCCCCTTGCCTCATCCACCTTACCTCAACATTGCCCCAGCCTGCCATATATGGAGCTTCGCCATTTACTTTCTTACAATAAGCCTCAACTTCTTCTATTGGGGCTTTGTTCAGCTTCATTTCGACAAGCTTTTTGTCCATTGCTAAAAAATCTTCGTTATCATTCCATGTAGACCATCCAGCACCAAATCCTACTGATACAAGAACCCCAACTTTTCCATCCTTGTTTATATACTTTCCCATAATAACCCCCTAGTTATCTATCTCTAGCTTTTTACCATCAAACTGACCAAATACCGGCTCGCACCCCTGCATACATGCAGCAATCATGGAGGCGCGCACTGGATCTAACCCCCCCTTGACCGGAGTAATAGCCCGCTTGTTTTTGCGCTTATCTACTATCTCGATTTTACTAGTATCCCGTCTTTTTCTTTTAAACCACTTTAAAAGCTTTTTATCTATATTAAACATTTTTTACCTATTATCTTTCTTTCTCATCCAGCGTCATTTATAAACACCCTATTTGCTCTTCTTTTTTTTTATTTTCCGCAATTATTTCATTGCAAATATCGATGCATGATTCACAAATAACTGAACCATCTTTTTCTCCTTCTTTGCCTGAAACAATTAAAGCAGTTGGACTATCTGGGTTGTGCTCCGCGGGTTCTTTTATACAAAAATCACATTGATATAATACTGGCATTACTTCTTTTCCTTTATTAATATTAATTAGTTCTTATTAAGTATTAACATATGTTATCCATAAAAACTCTATCTTTATACCGCTTTGCCAAAAAGTATAAGAATTGATATTCCAATTTTAAGCACGCTTTATCAAAGTGCCACTTTTCAAAGTCTCTTTCCCCTTGACTCTCATAAACCGGAACACTCCAGCCATATTTAGGGTGTTTTTTTTCCTTGCCGGCTTTGTATGTACCACCATAGCCACTTATTAGCTTTGCGGATTTATTCTTTGGATAAACGTAGATTAGACCCCACTTTTTCGGCAGCTCCTCGGGCTTTATCACCCCCTCTGGACAAGCGTAATACCTTAACTGACCTATCCCTTTGCTCTCACAGCTCCTAAACGGCTTACGAGCATCCGCCTTAAAGTCAGCTTTTGTCATTTTTGTCTCTATTAAAGTGCTACCTTCCGGCCTAAATAGTATTCCATCAGCCCTCTCTGCGCTGCACCCCGAAAACTCAGTGGCTCCCATTGTGTAACTATGCAACTTATTCAATAAGGCCATAGCTTTTTTAGTTACATAGCCAGCGCTCATGTTCATTATTCATTTTCCTTTATTTAAAATCCTTACATTCCGTTTTGTAATAATTATAAAAAAGCATCACAAACACTGTAACTAAACCCAGATATAAAGACAACTCCTGGCCAAGCATAAGCACCAATGTCGCAGTGAGCAAAACGAATTGGCACAATGCAAAAAGTGCTAGAGCCACCCAAAGCATGGCAATTATTGCCCTAGCAGCGGCTTTAATAATCTCTGCCCGCATATTCTTTTCCTTTAATTAATACTGACATGCTACTCCTTTTTTTTGCCCACCACCCAATACCCTTTATATACAACAAAGGTATATTATATTAGTATCTATTATAAGTCAAGTCAGTTCTTCATTATTTGCTATTTCATGAATTTCATCATCAGTTAGAACTCTATTGCCTTTTTTGTCAACTTGAGCCTGCATAAGCTTCACAAATTCAACACGTGATGTTTTTACTTGCTCATTGCTTGTGTCGTCTTCAGTGCTTGCAGGCTCGTTGGCTTGCGTGGAATTATATGCTGTACCTATTGGCACTAAATTAATTGGCTGATAAAGCACATCACCGCCAACAGTTTCTTCTTTACCGATATCTTTACGTAATTCATTCTTTGTAAGTATATCTAATTCCTTTTTAAGCTTAAGTTCTTGATTTCTTCTTATTTGCAACGCTGTTATAGCATCCATGTCAGAACATATAAGCTCATCTTCAGTTAAATTAAACCTAGGAGCTAAAAAATTTGTTAATTCACGGAATATGCGCCTAGCAAGTGGAATAACGCAATTATCATAAAGATTAAGCCTTGCTGACTCCATATTAGCAAGTGTCATGTTGTCAGGTGATATTAATGGCAGCGGCACTTTATACCTATTAAAAACAGCTAATGTAGTTGACTTCATTAACTTTTCAAAATCCATATCTTTAGCAGTTAAAGACGATGGTATAAATTTCATACCGTTGTCTAATATTAATGTTTTTGCTGAATTTGATGCACCACTGTAATAATTAATTATTTGTTCTTTTAATCGCTCGAATTGATCGTCATCTAATACAGCGCCGTCCGGCACTTCAATAGTCCCTGATGGCTTCATGCCATTATCTAATGTCGCAAGATTGTGCTTGCCTATTTCGATGTATTGATTAATTTCGCGGGTTATTGATGATAACTTTGAGCGCCCACGAGCGTTGCTTAAGTTTGACGTGCCTATTACAGAGCTTACGCCTGACACTTCATCACTTACCGCGCTAAATCCTTTTACTTGCCATAATTCAGCATCCCCATCATTTGAATAAAATCTATACTCATCACTTGACCGACTAAAAACCATCTCCGTCATACCAGCAACCTTTACCTTCATGGTATCAATAAGGCCGTCTTTATTTTTTCCAACCGTTACATGTTCAGGTGATATGATATATATTTCTGCCGGCTCTTTACCTTGCCTGCCCGTTGCTAGCCAATACACTTCATTACAAATAAGATACAAAGCACCGGTATTCTCTAAGAAGTCCTCTTGTGTCATATCATCATTAGGAGATCGCATAAATCGCAACACATCAGCCATGCGATCTACGTCTTCACCTTTTTTTAACACTAATGACAGATTTTTAAACTCATCATTAATCCAATCAATCGCCGTTGATACAGGTGCTGCTTCATCATAATATTTCAAAGCACGCTTTATTGTAAGAGTGTTATTTTCACCACCATTCTGCCCATTTATTAGCCACGGCCAGCTTACAGGGTATGTTGATTTTTTTTCTATGACCATGTGGTCAGTTTGTTTAGCTGGTAATATACCGTTAGTTTTATAATCAAATGGATTAAATTGCATTTTATATTGCCCTTGCATTAAATTCACGTTTTGTATTATATATCTGATCTAGCCCATCCGATATAACATCTACTTGGTCATCATGTGCTCCATCAGGGAACGCAGAGCATTCACCTATAAAATCAGATAACCAAGGTGTGCTCTTATTTAAGAACACATACCCAGATTGGACTAATGGCGATACTGATTGAGCTCTTGATACTTTATCTTGCGTATCACGTTTTATAGCCTTCACTGGTATCCTCTCTTCTTGCTTAATAGTCTGTATCAACCCTGTGCCACTTGATTTATCTTCAATACACGCTTGTCTCAACTTCAAACTAGCGTTCGCCTTATGCTTATTATAAAAAGCCACAAATTGAGTTTTTAATTGCGGGGCTTCCCATTTTCCGCGCAACACATCAACAACATAAGCATTTTTATCTTCACCATAAGCTAAGCACATAAAAACAGAATAATCATTTCGTTCTTTTGTTTTCATGGCTGTATCTGCAATTATAATTGAATACTTGATTTTTGGCAATAAATCATAATACTTCCACCATTCGTCTTTAAATATTCCACCTCCAATTAATATTGGCGATTGTTGATATAGTGCTTCAAAGTTATGAGTGCCAAGGGTTTTCTTTCTTATTAAAATAAATTGTTTTGATTTTAATTCAGGAAATAAAGGCTCACCTTCTTTTCTATTTTTTTCGTCATTTATAGCAATCGCTGGATATTTTAGTAATGTTAGATTACCTAATTTAGCGTTAATCAACCTTCCTATGGGGTCATCAATGTGCCATCTTGTACCAATAATTAATAAGCCTGCATCTTCAGAAAATCTAGTATAAAAATCATCTGTAAACCACTCCCATACTTTATCTCTTATTGTTTCACTATTGGCGGCTTCACGCCCTTTTATGGGGTCATCAATTATACCCAAATCTAATGATTCACCAGTTATTGATCCACCAGCTGTTGTATTTCTAAATGACCCTTCTTCATTTAAATATTCAATTAAATTTCTATTTTTTGTATATCCTGCGTCCTTGAGTGTGGGTAATTTAAAATCAGGGAACACACGCTTGAATTCTTCAGACTCCATTATACGTTGCATTCGTAAATTTGCACGTATTCCTAATCTATCCGAAAAAGATGCAAATATTTTTTTAAGATGCGGATATTTACCAGCTAACCATGTTAGAAAATCTATTATTTGCACCGACTTGCCGTGCTGTGGCGGCGCTTGTATTATTAATATTGGCTTTTTACCGTTGGCTAGATCATGCGCAAACTGTTGTAGCTTAGCTGCGATTTCTAGCTGCCACCATCCTGTTTTTAGTTTTTTATTGATTAGTAATCTATATTGCCAAAAATCATTTCGAGCTTTTCTTACTTGCAATTCTTTTTGCATGTAATCAATGTCACTAAGCCCCGCTAGAATCTCCGGTGATAGATTTACTTTTAATTCTGATTGCTCGCTCAAGTTGTTCATCCGATATTTTTGATAAGTCTGGTACAACATCTATTGCAACAGGGTTTTCTTCATCTCCACTGTGTTCAACGTCTTGTCTATTTTTCCATCTTTTTCGCTGCCTGTTACTTAGCCATGAGTTTATAGCTCCAACGTCAGGTGGCAATCTTTTCTTTACTTTTATTTTTTCTATTTCTTCATTGTTAATTCCGCGCTTTACTTTAATCGCCTGTTCTTCTTCCCACTCCACCCCTATAGCTCTTTGATGTAGTTTTGAAGCCACTTCTGCGTCCGCCTTATCCTTTCCATCGTTAATTGACTCCGAAAACGTTGGAAAATCAGTCTTCCATTTGTTGAATGTTGATACAGTTATATCAAGTAAATTGGCCATTTCTTTATCAGTTAATCCAAGTAATGCATACTTGTAAACTTGAGTGTCGGTTTTGTCACCTTCGTATTTTCTTGGCCTGCCATCGGGATTAAAAGACTCTACCATATTATACCTTAATTAATTAAAAAGTTAGCGAAGCATTAACTTTGCATGTAACCACCTTAATGAGCCTAATTATAGGCGCTGTACCAAATTACATTATATTTTTATACAAGTTAATCACCAATTATATATTTGCCTTCGCAACGCAAAGAGGAGAGGTACAAACTTAAAATATACATTTAACATATAACAAATATGCATATCTAATATTAATTATTATATTCCCATATGTCAATTATTATTACCGTTTACAAATATTTGCAGGGCGCAAAACTCTTCTGACCCCCTTATCGCATTTATTCCGGCTTGCACGCCATTCCAATATGCCTTGTCTTCTTTAGTTTCAGCGGCATGTTCGTGAGTTTTGCCTCTTTCTATTTCAAAATTTATTTTCATATTGAGGCAATTTATTTTATTAGGCATTGAATCTGCCATATTTATTTATTCCTCATTTGTTTTAATCTTTCGTTAATTCTTTGCCTATTAAGTTTTATAGCATTTTCATTTGGTGTCCAATCGTTCCATAGCTTCTTATATTTTGAATAATCACTACTTAAAAAAACAATCCATTTTTCATGTATATTTTTTATATTTACTTTAAACTTTCTGCGCTTCATTTCGTTGCATAAATCAATATGTCTGATAGCTAAATATGTTAATTTATTATAGAAAAACTTAACATGTCCAGTGCCTAATGCATATTTAGCAGGGCTTTCCCAGCTTCCTTTTTCAATCGCATTATGCGCTAATGTAAATACACGCGGTAATTCTCTATATTCAGCTAATAAATGTTTATCATGTAATTCTTCAACAGGTACGCAATTAATCCTAGTCATTTTTAATATCCTATTAATTCTCTATTGTTTTTTATTTTTACTAACACAAACAATATATAATACATTCTATTATATATATCAATAACTATTTTAAGTGCAGGACGTGCAGGAAAAATGTTGAAAAAAGCGTCAAGCGCATTTTAGTAAAAAAAAGATTACATTAAAATAAAATGAATAATAATAAGTTATTAATATATATAGATATATATTATATAGTATATATATGTATGTATTGTATATATAACGTGTATAAAAACGTGTTGACGTGTTGACGCACCCCACCCCTTCACCGGATATACCGCCTATCGTCAACATGTCGTGCACTTAAAGAAAAGGTAAAATTTATCTAGATATTTCAACCTGTTGCTTTGTTGACGAGCGCGTCAACATTTTTCAACAAGCTTCTCGCACTTAAATGCTATAGGACTTTATAGCTATTGCTTTTTTGCCCATTTTTGCTTTCATTTACCTGAATATCAATGATACCAGATTCGTGAAGTTGCTGCAATATTTCATTTC